ATGGCATATCTACGCAAGGTCAAAAACGGGTGGCGGGCAGAGGTCGAGCGCGCTGGCCAGCGTGTGTCGGCCACGCGGGCGACGAAGGCCGAGGCGCAGGCCTGGGCGCTGGCCGAAGAGGCTGCAATTCTGGCCGGCTCGCGTGGCGAATACCCGCGCAAGACGCTGGCCGATGCGGTGGAGCGGTATCGCCGCGAAGTGACGGATCTCAAGGCCAAGCGCTCGCCGGCGGTCGCAAAGGCCGACAACCTGCGGTTTGATGCCTGGCTGCGGAACTTCCCCGACCTGGCGGCCAAGGTGTTTCACGAGATCACCACGGATGACCTGGCCAGGTGGCGCGACAAGCGCCTGCAGGTGGTGTCGGAGTCGAGCGTGCTGCGCGAGGCGCAGCAGTTTCGGCCCATCTGGGGCTTGGCCATTGACGAATGGGGGTGGGCTGGTAAAAGCCCGTGGACCAAGCTGCGAAAGCCCCGCAAGGGGCACGCACGCCGCCGCTCAACGATGTGGCAGGAGGTGCGGCGTCTGCTGCGCTCGGGTGGCTACACCACGCTCTTGCCGCCGCAGACCCCGCAGCAGGAGGCTGTTTGGGCGTACCTCGTTGCCTTGCATACGTCGCTGCGCAGTGGTGAACTCCTGCGCATGTCTCGCTCCACGGTGGATCTGCGTACGCGGGTGTACCACCTGCCACGACACAAGACGGATCGCACCGCCGGCGAGCGCAATGTGCCGTTCACGCCGCGCGCTGCGCGTCTGTTGCGGCGGCTCGATGCCGCGGCCGAGGCGGCCGGGCGAGACGCGTATTTCACGATCTCCGATCAAAGCCGCGACGTGCTCTGGCGCAAGGTGCGCGACCGCGTGATGATTGCCGGCCTGCATTTCCACGACAGCCGGGCGGCGGCGCTGACGTGGCTGAGCAAGCGCTATGACGTGATGACGTTGGCGAAGATCAGCGGCCACGTGGATATTAATGAGCTATTCAATACCTATTACCGAGAATCGGAGCGCGACATTGCCGCGCGGCTTTGACTCTGTCGCTCCCTACCGTCGGGCGTCTAGAATGGATTTGATCTCGCTGGCTGTCAGCGACTCGGAGGGCTCTCCAATGCGACGCCATTGCCCTATCATTCTGCTGTAATTGTCGCGCGTTGGCGCGTGCGAATTTTTTGCAGGCCTGCCGATAAGTTCCTCGTAACGCGCTTTACGGCAGAGGGCAGTGCAAAAATATAGCAGCTCGGACTCATTGTTTCCATCGAAGCCCGGAAACTGCACTTGATCTTTCTCAACCTCTGACTTGTCTTCAAGCTCTTCATAGCTCGACTGCAAAAGTCTGTAAAGAGCCAGGGTGTCTAAAACAAGGTTGGTATCGTCTTCGCTCAGGTTGGGCGAGATTCGCAGCCTGCTTTGATAGAGCCATTTGTGGCCGCTTTCTAGGTCATCGGCAAGTTCGGCGTAACTATCATCGTGCTCAAGAATGCCCCGAATGCGGTATTGATTCGCGAGAATCAGCCGTTCGGCATCCGTCAATTCAATCTGTGGCATGGTAATCCTCCGTTGAAAGAGGCTGCATTCTCGCTCATTAATCCGCTATTGATGAGTCAGGCGCTTTATCTGGTGCCGCGCTTCCCTTGCAAAAAGGCCTGAACGTCGCCCAGCCGCCAGTAACGCATCTTCTGCGAAACGTTGATGAAGGGCTTTGGAAAGTCTGGCCGTTTCGTGAGTCGGTCGGTGACGTGAGCGCGCGTGCAGCCCAGCATGGCCGCAATGCCGGCCGTATCGACGCGCGCGGCGGTATCAGTGTGGGTTGCCATGCGCTTGTTCCTCCTTTTGTGGTGCGCGCTTGTCTGCCATACGCTGCAGCAGCCAGGCCTCGGCCGTGGCCGGGTCTCCCAGCTGGCCGGTGACGCGGCGGCGCATGTTCATGGCGCCGGCCTGGCGCCAGGTGATTTCGACGGCGCCGGCGGCTACGGCCAAGGCGCGCTTGCTCAAAGCGATGTCGTAGTGACTATCGTGGCGGGGCGGGGCCTGCCACCAGCGGCGCGCCACGCCGATCCGGTCGGCCATGGCGTGCAGCTCTTCGTCGGTGTCGGCCAGCATGTGGCACATCACCATGCGGCCGTACGGCGCGCGCATGTCGTCAACGTAAACGGCCATCAGCTGCTCCCGTTTTGGCTTGCTGCGGCGGCGCCTGCTCGAAACCATTTCCAGTCCCTGGCCACGGCCGGGTTGCGATATGTCCCGCGCGGCGAGCGTTGGAACTTGTGGCTCGGGTCGCTGGCCAGCTTCTCGAATCGGGCGCGCAAGGCGGTTTCGTCGAGGATGGGCTTGCCCTGCAATGCGGCCACGATCAGGCTGGTGTCGAGCTTGCGCATGGCCTGGGCTACGTGCTTTTGCAACTCGGGGTCGTTCACGCCCTCGATGAATGCGCCCGGGTCGAGCTCGTGCCCGATGTGGATCGCAATGGCTTCGCCTGCGATGTTGAGGCGGTTGCGGGCTTGCAGCCACCATTTGGCCGCCACCTTGGCGGCGTGCTCGTTGGGGTGGGTGGTGGTCGGCATCAGTTGCCTCCTTCGTGGGGTGTGGCCTGCGCTGGGTGTTCGGCGGCGAGCCTCGCGCGGTGCTCTTCGCCGAGGCGCGCGTTGCACTCGTCGGCGGTTTCCAGCGGCTTGCGCAGCACCCGACTGCCCAGCACCCAGCGGCCGAAGGATGTGATGCTGTAGCGGCCGGCACTGTGGTGGCGGACCACGCCTAGGTCGGCTAGCCGCACCATCTGGGACTTGGGCAAGTCATAGCCCTCGCCGTCCGAAAATGTTTCGTCCAGACGCTCCAGCGCGGCCATGTCTTCAGGGCTTAGCCACTGGCTGCGGTTTTCCGTATCGCTCGGCGTGATCGCCTCAGCGGCATCGTGCGGCTTCGATGGGCGGGTGGCTGATGCCTCTGTGTAGAGGGGCTGTGTGAACTTGCCGATCGGGGTGCGACGCGCAGGCAGGTAACTCCCGCTCGTGTCATCTGGGTCCGCGTGGTTTGCGAGCTGCCCAGGGCTCACCCAGATCGCGGGCGCTGCATGGGCGCCGGTACGGGCGGCGCGGAGCACGTCCAGCAGCGGCCGATCTGCATCGTTGGCCTCGCGTTCGATCTGGGAAACAACATCGCACAAGCGCGCTTGCAGTGCGGCACCTGCCTCGCCGTTGAACGCCACATCCAGCGCGCGCGCCAGGCGGTCAACGTCATCTGCGTTGATCCAGCGGCCGAATGCAGGAGCCGCGCCGGGCTGCTGGGCCTGGGGTGCTGAAAGTGCCGCGACAGCGAAACGCACCGCTGCCTGCTCGTTCGGCCCAAGTAGCTTCTCCTCCCGCAGGAAACGCTCAAGGAAGAAGGTCGCGCGGTGCGCTGTCATTCGTTGCAACTCGGGCGATGGATCTGCCGCCACGGCTGGAGCCGCTGCGCCGGGCTGTTCTGCTGCGCCTGTGCTCGATGTGATGGGGATGCAGCCGTGCCTGCTGCAGTGGGCAACGGTTTCGCAGGTGTTGCAGATCTTGGGGGTTTGCATGCTGGGTCTCCTGTCGGTTCGATTCGTGGCCGGGCGTGTCATGCGGCCTGCATCCATGCGGCTTCGTGGGCGAAATTGGCGCGCACCAGGGCCTCGGCCACTGGTGGGCAAACGCTGTTGCCGCACATGCGGACCTGGGCGGTCGTGCTGAGGGGAATGCGGGGCAGCTTCAGCGGGTCGGCCGCTTGCTTGCCGTCTTGGAACAGCAGGGCCGGGTCCGGGATCTCGTGGATCACGTAGTCCGCCGGGAAGCCCTGGGCGTTGAACAGCTCGCGCGGCTTGAGCATGCGCAGCGTGATGTCCACCAGTACCCACCAGTGGCCGGCGTGCTGCATCAGCACCATGTCGGCAGGCTCGGTGAACTGCTCGGGCAGGTGCTGGTGCAGCAGATCGGCGCACTGGCGGGCGCGCTCGCGGTGCTCTTCGGCCAGGCTCGCCGCCGGCACCTGGGCCACCTCCACCAGGCCCATGCGGCCCTTGGTGGGCAGGGTGTGCATCGGGCCGTTCGCCGGGGCGTCTTGCCCGCCGCTGCTGTAGTACTTCACCAGATAGGCCATCACCAGGCGCTGCTGCGCGCCGCTCGACGTGATGGTGCTGGTGGGGGCATCTGCGGGGCGCCCGTCGCCGTCGTAGAAACCGCCGTTGGCTTGCTCCAGGCAGGCCGCCACGATGGCCTGTTCGCCGCGGTGCGCGCCCGTCACGGTGGGCAGCGGGCTGGCTGGCGTGCTGCCCGCGCGCTCGCCGTGGTGCGTGAGGTGCATCAGGTGTGCGGCCGACAGCGCGCTGGTGCCGCCGCTCGCGGTGATGGTGTTGAGCGGCATTTCCAGCGAGCGGATGCCATGGCTGAATCGCTTCGTTCCGTCCTTGCCCTCGCCGTGCCCCATGTCCACCAGATGCGCGGCCACCATGCCCATCTGGATGCCGGTGCTGGGCCGCTTGGGCGTGCCGCCGGCGGTCACGGTGCGCAGCGGCTCGTCCATGCCTGAGCCCACGGAGCCCGTGTTGAACTTGGTGATGTGCATCGCCGCGACGGCTTGCTGGCTGCCGGTGGTGACGGTGGACAGCGGGGCATCTGCTGGCGCGCCGGGGTGCCCGGTGGTGTTGGTCATCACCATGGGCGCCAGCGTGGCGCCTGCCAGGACGTGGTGCGTGCCGCCGGCTGAAATGGTGGACAGCGGATCGCGCGCGTCGTCGCCCTGCAGGTGGGTGTCGCTGGTGCCGCGCAGCGGCGCGATCACGGGAGCGACGACGGAGAAATGGCCGCCCTTCACCTGGGCGCAGATGGTGCGCAGCGGCTCGTCGGCGGCCATGGTCCGCTGGGTGCTCGCGTTGGCGTGTTCGGTCACGAAAGGGGCGAGTACCGGCGCGGCCACGGCGCCCTGCGATCCCTGGCTGGTCACCGTCCAATACGGTTCCTCGGCGCTGCGCACGCGCGGCTGCTGGCCGGCGCGTTCGCCGTTGCGGGTGTTGACCATGTACGGGGTCAGCACGGGCTGCGCCACGCAGCTGTCGGCCTTGCTGGTGATGGTCTGCACGGGCTGATGCACGCTGCGCTCGGGGCTCTGGCCCATGCGCCCGCCCACGCCGACGATGAACGGGCTGGCGCTGGCCAGCACGTGGCGGAACAGGCCCTTTGCCACACGGCGCTGCGTGTTGGTGGCCAGTGGCTTCTTGCGGCCGAAGATGCTGGCGGCGGGCTGGCCGAAGTCGATGCATTCGGCCGCGGTGAGGTAGGGCGCGAGCTTGCCGGCCAGCACGCGGCGGTCGCCGGGCTCGGCGTGGGTGGCGGTAGGCCACACGATGGGCAGGCCGTCGCGCCGGCCCACGAAGAAAAGGCGCTTGCGGATCGTCGGCGTGTTGTGGTCCCGGGCGCGCAGTTCGCGGTGGTCGATGTCGTAGCCCAGGCCCTGCACCAGCTGCGCGGCCAGGGGGCCGTGCCGGTCGATGCCCAGGAACTCGCAGGCTTCGTCCAGTGCCGGATGGTCGGGGCGCACGCCCTTGGAAAGCATGCCGCAGAAGGCCTTGAAGGTTTGCCCGGCGCGGGTCTTGTCCGGGTACAGCTTGCCATCCGTTTCGATGAGCGGGCCCCAGGTCTGGAACTCCTCCACGTTCTCGAGCATGAAGCTGCGCGGCTTGGTCAGCAGCGTCCAGCGCACGGCCACCCAGGCCAGGCCGCGAATGTCTTTGCTGACCGGCGTGCCGCCCTTGGCCTTGCTGAAGTGCTTGCAGTCCGGGGACAGCCAGACCAGGCCCACGGGCTGGTTGCGGGTGACGGCGATAGGGTCCACGTCCCACACGCTCTCGCACAAATGCAGGGTGTGCGGGTGGTTGATGGCGTGCATGGCCAGGGCCTCGGGATCGTGGTTGATCGCGATGTCCACGGGGCGGCCAAAGGCCTTTTCCAGGCCTGTGCTGGTGCCGCCGCCGCCGGCGAAGTTGTCGATGATGAGCTCGCCGGGGAAGTCCAGAGGTTTGGACTGGTCGCCGTTGGGCCTGTGCACATGGCGCGCCCTGCGCGCCATGTGCTGGGGGCGTGCCGGCCTGGCATGCTTGCGCAGCGCTGTGGCGATCTGCTCGGCGGTGACCTTCACCTCGAAGCCGGCGAATTCCCCCTTGCGAGGCAGTTCGTCGTCCTCTGCGCGCACGGGGTTGTGCATCGTGAAAGCCAGGCGGTATGTGCGCAGCGGGGCGGGTAGCGCGGGCAGCAGGTGCTGCTCGATCAGGTCCGCCAGCACGGTGCGTGCGTCGGCCTCGGCTTGGCTGGCCGACAGGGCTTGCAGGAAGGCGGGGTGTTCAGCGAGCAGCTCGCCATCCGCGAAGCCCCAATTCGCGAACAGCTCATCTGCGGATAGGCGGACCGGCTCAATGGGGGCGAGTCCGAGGGGGATCGTGAAGTCGTCGCGTTTCATGGCTGTGCAAGTTGGCTGACTCGCCGTGCTCTGGCGTTGTGGTTTTTCTGATCGAGTCCCCGCGAATCCATTAGCTGGCTTCGTTCGTTGCTATGAAATTGGATATTCAGGGGAGTCGCCGAAGAGGTGCCGCGTTCGCTTTCTGGAGTCGTGACGGCAGACTGAGGGCCTTGTTTCAAACACCCGATGTGGTGAGAAAGGGCCTTCATGATTTCTTTGTCTTTCGCGCTGCCGGCATCTGAGTTGCTGGGCGTTCTGATGGCGATAGCGTGGTTTGTTGACTGGTGGCGTCGGTTGAAGTAGTCACGCTGCGGCCTCCGCGAAGAGGCCATCTGCAGCGTGTGTCAATGCGGCTGCGCAGGCGGGGTTCAGCCATGCCGATTCCGTTCTGACGACCGTGCCGCGGCCGGCTGAGATCCGGCTCTTGGTGGTGTGCTGCGTCCAGCCGGCGAGGTGGTGCTGGTAGAGGTCGCTGGGGTAGCCGGACAGCACTACCATGCCCTGCAGGTCGCATAGCTGCTCCAGCAGCTCGGCGTGTTCGGTGGCTGTCAGCTCGTGGCGATAGCAGCTGGAAGCGCCGCGCATTACGCGGGTTTCGTGCAGATACGGCGGGTCCACGAAATGCAGGGTGGTCGGCGCGTCGTGCTGGCGCATCACGTCGATGGCCGGACGGTTTTCGATCAGCACGCCGGTCATGCGCTCGCCGATTGCGGCCAGGTTGGGGGGGTAGCCCGTCCAGTCGTGCATCGCGGTGCTCCAGGCGCGCGCGGTGTCGATGCGAAACCCTGTCTTGCCCTTCGTGGCGCCGGCCGAGCCGAAACCCATCGCTGCGCGCACGGCTGTGCGGCGGGCCCGCTCAATGGGCTCGTCGCAGTGTTCGTAGGCCAGCTCCCATTCCTCGCGGCCGTAGGGCGTCAGCTGGCACGCTTCGATGAGCTGGGCGCGCTGTGCTGGGTTGCGCACCACGCGGAAGAAGTTGGTGATGTCGCTGTCGAGGTCGTTGTAGATCTCGGCGTGACAGCGCGGCTTGCGCAGCAGCACGCCTGCAGCGCCGCCAAAGGGCTCCACGTAGCGGTGATGCGTCGGGAAAAACTGCATGATCCACGGCGCCAAGCGGAACTTGCCCCCGTGGTAGCGCAGGGCGGGGCGGGTGATGGTGTTCACGCTGCGGCCTCCGCCTCGTGCATCAGGGCATCCACCGCGGCGAGCGACTCGTTGAGCTGGTGCACGCTGACGTTGCGCAGCATCTCGTCGTAGAGGTCCAGGGCCAGCGGCACGTGAGCCAGCGCGTTGGCGTCAGGGCCGATGCGGCCGAGGCGTTCGTAGCGTTGCTGCATTGCCAGGATGGCGGCCTGGGCGCGCTCGGCGACTTCGGCGGCGTCGGGGCCGATTCGCTCGGCGCGGTGCGCGCAGATGTTCATGGCCAGCGCCAGCCGGTTGAGGTGTGGCACGGTGCCGCCGCCATCGCAGATGTGATGCCAGGCCGTGCGGACTTCGACGCTGGCGGCGGCGGCGTCGTGTGCGGCCATGGGCTGGCGTTGGGCGATGAGGGCCAGGGGGGCGAGCGCATCCCAGCGCCCCGGGTTGCGCATGGAGGCCTTGGCGCGGGCCGCGCGGCGTTGAGCGGTTTTCATGGGCGCGCCTCTGCGGTCATGAGTACCGCCTCGCTCAGGCTTTCGTAGCGGGCGATGAACAGGTCGCGCCACTCCTTCCAGCTGGTCTGTTCGCGCTTCGTCGTGTTCAGGCTGGTGCCGTGGTGCGGCACCTCTTGCCCGGGCGTGTCGAGGATCGGCCAGGGGCGATGCGCGGCGGGGTCGAAGGCCAGCAGGTCGCGGCGCTCGGTGGCCAGGGCCACCAGGTCGATGCGCTTGATCTGCTGGCGGTAGCCGGCGAATGCCGTCTGCAGGCCGAAGTGCCGGCGCAGCGCCCGTGCCTGTGGTTGCTCGAAGTTTTCCCACGCTTGTGCAAGGGCCCACTTGACCTGGCTGCTGGTATCGCCGGTGATGGCTTCGTGGGCGTCATGCATCAGGCAGGCCAGCTGCGCCGGAAGCGGTGCGTTGTAGGCCTCTGCGATGTCGGCACAGAGCAGGCTGTGCTCGGCCACGCTGTACGGTCGGCAGGTCGCTCCGGTGAAGCGGTTGATGATGGCCAGGTGGTGCGCCAGCGTTTCGAGGCGGTACGTGTTCTGCGCGGTGTCGGGCTGGGTGAGGTAGTGCTCGGTGCCGTCGGCGAGGTGAATCCAAAGGGACATGTGGGGCCTCAATGGGTGGTTTGCGGTGCATCGAGGTCGATGTGGCTGAACGTTTCGACGTTCATCTGGGCCACCTCGATGGCCCTTTTGTGGCCGATGTCAGCGGCCAATGCGCCGAGGCAAGAGCAGATGAATCCGCTGTACAGCTGCAGCAGCTGGGCCGGCTTGGCCGCTGGCTGGCGGGACGCTGCGGCGATGACGGGCAGGCACAGCTCGCGAAACACCGCGTCGCCGATTTCGACAGGAGAGCCGATGAATTGGTGGCGGATCGCTGTGGGGCGCGCCACGGCAGGAGGTGCGGTGCCGAGCGCTTCTTGCGCCTGGGCGATGGGGTGATCGCCGGAAAAGTGGATGCCGCCCGCTTGGGTTTGCGCCCACGCGGTCAGCCGCTCCAGTGCAGCGTGCAGGCTGCGCACTTCGGCGGCCGACGTGCGCGCCAGTGCGTCGATGCTGACGACCTCGCCTCCGTTGGCGATGTGCTCCAGCCATTGGGCGCAGCGCAGGGCCTCCGGCAGGTCGCCGGGTGCGGTGGTGGTGTTCATGCTGGTTCTCCGGTGGTGGTCTCTTGGTTGTGCTGGCGGCGCTTGACGGCCACATCGATGGGCGGCAGTTCCACGGCGGGCATGCGTTCCGCGTACTGCACGTACAGGCCGGCCAGCTTCAGCAGTGGCACCACGGCCTTACCGGCTTCGGTCAGGCGGACGGTCTTGCCCCATCGGTCGTGGTTGGGGTTGTCGCTGGGCGGCGTGGCGACGCGTTCGGCCAGGCCTTTGTTCTCCAGCGCGCGGAACGTGGTCAGCAACATGTAGCTGTCGCCGTACTGGTCGAGCTGGCATAGGCACTCGATCTGGCGATGAGAGATCGTCAGCGCGAAGGCTGTGCTGGTGACGTATTCGCGGAAGGCGGTCATGCGGCACTGCCTTCCTGCGCTTTGGCCGCCGGGAGTTGGGCCGTGCGCGCCTGAATCTCCGCGGGCAGGGGCCAGAGATCGGTCGGCGCCACGGCTGGGGACGCCGCGCTGAGTGCTTGGCACACGGGGCAGTCTGGATCGCGCGTCTCAGCGCCCTCGATGGAGTCCGGGCAAAGGCCTCGCAAGCGGTGCCGGATGCGTCCCTCGGCGTGTGCAATCAGCACCTCGCATGCCGCTGCGGCCGAGGGCTTCATCGACGGAGCTGCGCGCTTCGGAAATGCGGCGTTGTGGTCTTTGCGGCCGAAGAGCGCGTGAGGGCCGTCCTCGGTGTCGTAGAGGGCGAGCAGCTTCCAGCCGTCGCCCGCTGGAGGTGTGGGGGTCCAGGCGCTGAAGTCCGGGTCGCCGGCTTCCAGCAGGGTTTCGTGCAGGATCGGGGAGTCGGACTCCATCGAGACAAGCTTGCAGGCAACGCCGAAGGCGGCCAGCAGCATCACGATGTTGACGTCTTCGTCGGTGTCGGGAAGGGCTGGGTGGTAGCAGTGGCCATCGCTGTGGCGGGCCGGCAGCGGTTCATCAAAGAGCCGATCGCGCAGGCCTTCCAGGTTCGGGGTGGGGGTGTGCTGCACGCTGTGCATGGCGGCCATGCAGTCGCTGTAGCAGTGGGGAGGCTGATGGGACTCATTGCGCTCCAGGTGTTCGACGAGCGCCCGCGCGCTGAGGTAAAGCGCATTGCCTTCGGCGACGAGCGTCTGCACGGTGTCCGTCGCCGGATCCGCGTTGTTCCACTCGCGGCAGGCGGTGCGGAATGCCTCGACCAGCTGCACCTTTTCGGCGTGTGCCGCTTGGTTGGCTGCGGTGGTCATGGCTGCACCGTCATGCCCGCCGCAGCGGCTGCAGCCTCGCCGCCCAGGGCCGCGTAGGCGGCGCCGTCCAGTGCGTCGTCGGGATTGAAATTGCCGTTGCGGTCGCAGGCGGCGGCGCGCACCAGCTTGAGCGTCTGCATGAAGGCCCAGCCCTGGCGCTCGGTCAACGTGGTGCCCTCGATGGCGTTGAAGGCGGCCACGGTGGCGGCCATGCTGCGCTCCTGCTGCGCGCCTTGGGTGCTGTCGCGCTGCGCGCCGCGCTGGTTGATGGTCGCGCTGGCGGCGGTGAGCACGTCGTGGGCAGTGACCGGGCGGCCGGCTTCTGTGCTGGTCGCGGCGGAGATGACGGGCGTGCCGAGTTGCGCGGCGCGTTGGTTGAGTTGGTTGAGTTGGGTGGCAATGCGGGCTTGGCGCTTGCTGGGGACTGCTGCGGGCATGAGGGGTGCTCCTGTGGTGGGTTGCTTCAGGCTGGCTGCGCGGTGCGTTGCGCGGCCCGTGCGGCGGCCTGGGCCACGAGATAGACGGCGGCGAAGTGCAGTCCGGCTTCTGTGGTGGGTGGGTAGGGGCATGCGTCGTTGAGCGCTTGCCCTTGCTGCACGGCCCTGCGGGCCTGCTGTTCGATGTGTTGCTTGCTGACGATCACGGCGCTGTGGTCGCTGGAGGTGCGGAGTTGCTGGGCCATGGGTGTTCCCTCAGGTGGTGGCCTGGGTGGGGTGCTGCCGTGCAGCGGTGCTGCGCGGGCGCAGCGTCATGCGCACCACGCGCGCCCGCAGTTCGGGCATGGGTGGGCGCGTGGCGCCGCTGACGGCGCGCACGTTCGAGAGCTCCACATCCAGCGGGGCGCCGGGTTGGAGGTCGGCGTGGTGCGCGTTCCAGAAGGCTTCTGCCTCGGGCCCCGTCCATCGCACCCGGTAGGGTTCCAGTCCCTGTTTGCCGAGGTTGTCCATGAGCAGCAGCAGCAGGGCGAAATCCCCTTCGTGCGTGGTGACCACGGGTTTCGTCTTGCTCAGGTAGAGGGTGCCGGTGTGTTGCATGGCGGGGCCTCGATTGCTATCGTTCTAGGAGCTAAAAGGGCTTACGGCCGGCCGGTCAGGACCGTGTAGCCGCTCTTTTCGCGCACGGTCTGCACGTAGCCGTTGAAGGCGTCTTCCACGGCACGCTCCGGGCGGTCGAGCTCGTACCAGAACTTCACGCCGCCGCCGGCCAGGCGGTACTTGAGGCGGGCGGTGAGCTTGTAGCCGTCGCCGTTCTTGAAGATGCGCACGCCCAGGGTGAAGGTCTGCGGGATCTTCAGAGCGCCGTCCGAGCCGGCCTTGGCGTCGATCACTTCGTTGTAGGTCAGCTGGGTCTGGCCGTCCTGCAGGCGGCGAGCGCTGCTGAAGTTGATGCCGGTGGTGGCCTGGATGGTGGTGGCCACGTTCAGCAGGGTCTGGCCGTCTTCGCCGTTGAGGTCGGCGTAGTTGTCCTCGATGAACTCGGAAAACTCCTGCTGGCTCATGGGCCTGCCGCTTTGCTCCAGCCACTTCTTGAACTCGGGCGTGAAGGTGGCGGCGAACACGGCGCGGTGGTCGCGCCAGCCGTGGAACAGCGTGCTGCGCTGGTCGTTGAACACCGCGGTGATGGTGCGGCTGTCGGGGTCGGCGTAGATGTAGCCGCGCTCCTGCGCCACTTGGTCGGCGCAATAGGCCAGCAGGCTGGGCACATCGCCCAGGCCGACGATGCCCTGGGGGCGGTTGCGGGCGGGCTGGGTCTTTTCGACCAGCGCGGTGATGTCTTCGACGCGGTAGCCGTCGGGCAGCGTGATGAGGGTGGCCGTGCCTTCGTGGCGGGTTTCCAGCGCGGACGCGACGCTGGCGGCCAACGCTTCGGCGACGCGCAGGGCCGCCGGCTTTTCTTCGGCGTGGCCCGGGGTGGCGAGCACGTTGGTGGTTGCGGATTTGCTCATGGCGATCAGGCCTCCTTGAGTTGAGCGGGCTGGGTGGTGGGTGCAACCTCGCGCAGCTCAAGCGTTTGCTGGCGGGGGTGGTTGCGGGTGGTCTCGCCGTCTTCGGTGAGGTAGAAGAAATCGGTGGGCGTCTCGGGCTTGGGCAGCGCCAGGGTGCGGTCCACGGTGACGTTCACGCGGTCGATGTCGCCGCCATTGGTGTTGCGCACGGCCGGTGCCACCTTGAAGGTGATGGTGAGTTTTCCGGCGCGGCCGGTGACCTGCACGGTGCGGAAGAGCTCGGCCATGTCGGCGCTGAGCGCGGCATGGGTGCTGCCTTCGTTGATCTCGTTGAGCATGTGGCCAAAGGATTTCATGGGTTCCCTCAGTGGTTGAAAATTGATAGCGGGATGCGCTTGTGTGGCAACGGTTTGCGCGCTATATGCCACCCAGGCGAACGGCCGGGGCGGACTCGGGGGTGCTCATCGCAGCCAGCCCAGCAGCACGGCGAGTGCTGCGCCGTTGACCAGGCCGATGGCGATGCCGGCCCACCACCCGCGGGCGAACTCGCGCGAGGGCGTGTCGGTGATCTGGGGCAGGGCGCCGGGTTGGCGCAGGCGCTGGCGGCGCGGGCCGCTGTCCAGCAGCGGCGCGAAGAAGGCGGTGGCGCGGCGCATCAGGTGGCCCTTCGCGCGCTGATGCCGGCTTGGTCGCCGTAGCGGTCCATTGCGTCCAGCACGGCGGCGCCGGTGCTTGCGAAAAGGCCTTCGTATTGCAGGCCTGCGACGGTGACAATGCAGCGGCGGAGCATGTTCAGGTGCCCTTGGTGTGGTGCGCGGCGTGCGTGGTCGTCGCGCGGTGGGTGTGGGTGTGGACGGCGCTGGCGGCGTGCTCTTTCGCTTCGGTCTCCTCGGCCTTGCGGGTGAGTTCCTTGGCGATTGCGCGCAGGGCGTAGTAGCCCTCCCAGAGCGCCACGACGGGCGCGCTCAGGCTGGTCTGCGGGTTGGCGCTGCAGCGCTGCTCGTACTGCCGCAGCAGGTGCTCGGCGCTTGCCTGCTTCTCCTGCGCGAGCTGGCGCAGGTGCGAGGCCCTGAGCGGCATGTAGGTGGATGCGGCTGCGTTGATGGCCTTGGTGGCGGCCTGTAGGCGGATGCTCGCGGCCTCGGCGGCGGGCCGGTCGGTGTCGGTGCGGCTGGTGCTGGTGCTGGTCATGCAGTGCTGCCTTTCAGTGCTGCGGAGCCTTCCCACAACAGCGGCAGGCCGCCGAGATTGGTGACGGTCTGGACGGTTCGTGCCAGTTCCAGAAGGACGGCGAAGTGGCCGGCAAAGAGCGCCTCTTTGTCCGGGCCGTTCTTGCGTTTGAGCGCGAGTTGCAGCAACCGATCTGCGTTAGCGCATTCCTGGCGAAAAGCGGGCAGCCAGGTTTCCGCCAGGGAGTGGCGGTAGGTGGCATAGGTGGGGCCTGCGTACAGGGTGGCGGTGGTCGAGGTCATGCTTGCCCGCCCTCCGCGTGTGCTGTGGCCTGCAGCCGCTTGATCTGCGCCGTGGCCATCAGGCGCATGGCCTCGGCGACCTCCAGGGCCTGGGCGGCCTGCAGCGCGCGGCCTTCCAGGTCCAGTGCGAGCCAGATCACGTCGCGGCGCGGCAGGCCGGCGGCGTCCCAGCCGGGCGGGGTGACGGTGTGGTCCAGCAGCGTGACGCCGTGCAGCTGGATGTGCTGGTACGTGCGCGGTGCGTGGAAGCGCGGCACAGCGTGCGGGCGCAGGGCTTCGGGCAGGTGGGTGTTGCCCGTGGTGGTGGCCTCGGTTCGTGCGCAGGCGACGGCGCGATCCAGTTCGCTGGATGGCAGGTCGTCGTACTCATGGGCTGCGCGCTGGGCCAGGGCCTGGAGTTCGGCCAGCCGACCGGGGCCGATGGTGGTGGCGGTGTTGTTGAGGCTGCGGATGAGGCGCAGCAGCTGGTGCTGCGCGGTGGTGGGCGCGGCGTTCATGTGGCACTGCCTTGGCGCGGGAGCGTTGCCACCGTGTCCATGAGCCGGCGCTTGAGTTCCGGCGCGGCGAAGATGTCGATGCGGTCCGCCTGGGCGTAGCCGATGCTTTTGAGGCCGCCCCAGCTCGTTTCAAACAGCCGCTGGGCGTGGTCTTCGCTCTGGCCTCCTTCGATCAGTTCGACGGCCGGCGTGACGTTGTAGATGTGGCCGTTTGCTGCCCAGTCGAATGTGGTGATGTTCCATGCGACACAGAGCAGTTTTTCCAGATGCGCGTCCGGGTTCAAGCGCCGCGGGCCGTCGAAGAACACGACGCGTTCGTGCAGCGGCTCATCGGCGGGGCACAGCTCTCGCGGCAGGCTGACGATCGCGCGGTAAAGGCGGCCATGGGCCAGCAGGTAGGCGGGTGTGTTGCGCTGCTGGGCGGTCATGCGGCGCTGCCTTCCTCGATGCCCTCCAGGCCCTGCTCGCTGACGTATTCCGTCGCGGCGTCGAGCATGCGGGTGATGGGTGTGCTGCCGTCTTCCTGCTCGCAGTTCAGGGCTTCAACCACCGATTTCGCGAATGCGGCTTCGTCCGTGATCTGCAGCGGGCAGCCGTCTTCCTGGCAGCGGAAAAAGTAGTCGCTGTGCCGTGCGGCGTGGGCGAGCGTGCTGATCGACACCGAGATCAGCAGCCGGCCATCGATCAGTCGCGGGGCGGCCTCGAAGCGGGCGCAGCCCGGTGCTTCGGTGGTTTCTGGCGTGGCCGATGCGGCGCGGGCCAGGGCCTGCAGCTCGGTCACCGCCAAACCGAGGGTGGTGCTGTTGGCGTTGAGGCAGGGGATGAGCTGCAGCAGCCGCTGGATGGCTGCTGCAGGTTGCAGGGTGGGCGCGGTGGTCATGCCGCCACCTGCCGATCCACGCGCAGCACGGCCATGCCGGTGGCTTGGTGGGCCAGTTGCTTGGCATGGTCGGCGCTGGTGGCCGTGAGTTCCTTGGTGGGCAGCTGGCCGGCGTCGGCGAGCTCTTCGACCTGATCGGCCGGGGTGTCTTTGGGGACCAGGGTTGCGCGATAGGTGCGCGGGCGCTCGATGTGCATCTTCACTCCATGGCGCCGGGATGGCGCGACGGAGTTAATTTAGCAAATGCGATTAATTGGCGCAATAGCAAGCGCTAAATTGAATCGCAAATCGAGGGCTAGATGAGGGTCTTCCCGTTGATCGTGAGTTGGATGATGCGGCGGTCGCCCGCATTGACGATGCAGGAGGCAGATGCTGGCGCCTCGAGTCCTGCCGCGTTGCGAAGCCGGGCGTAGGTGGTCTGCGCGCCCCAGGCGAAATAGAACTCGCTGCCGGTGCCCATGTTCTCGACGTAGGGCACCACTGCCGCGGATCGGTCAAGGGAAGCGCTCTTGATCTTCTCCTGGCAGAGTGCGAGCGCCTCGTAGTCTTTGAGTGGGCCTGTTTCGCGTGGGCTGCTGTTGCTCAAGCAGCTAAGGAGCAGGCTGCCTACCAGGGCGAAGCTCAAGATCCACGCCCAGGGTGGGGTGTCTTTCGTTCGGGTGTTGGGTGGTTTGTCGCGATGCAGGAAGCTGTGGCTGCAGGAGGGGCACGCCTGCGCGTCTGCGGCAACGGTGGTTTTGCAGGTGGGGCAAACGATGGGCTTCATGGCGGGGCCTTTGCTGCCGGTGTGCAGTCCGGGCCTCGTTTTTATACCCTTTTGCCGTTCCAGACCCAGAGGACGCGCCCCCGGATGCTCACCTCGTGGCCGCTTTCTGGGGAGAGTACGTCCACCGTCTTGTGTGTTGCGTTGTCGCTGCTGATCTCGAACTTGCCATCGAGGCGCATGCGGACGCGTTTGATGAATAGGCGGCCGTGCGCCTCGAGGACGTAGATTCCATCGATGTCGGCGCTGGTAATGCCTGTGTCCACCAGCAGCACGTCCCCGTTGTTGAATGTGGGGTGCATGCTGTCCCCGTAGCCGTGCAGGAAGCGCAGCGCCGTGGGCTTGGTGGGTTTGATGTGCTCGGCCACGAATTGGCTGTTCAGTGTCAGCGACCCTGAGATCGTGTCGTCTATCAGGTCGGTGCCTGGCCCCATGCTCGCGCTGTTGGAAAGCAGTGCAACCTCGATGGCGTGACCATGCTCGGTGGTGTCTTTGCGGCTGACTTGGTAGGAGGGGCGGACTTCTTCCACTGCGTGCCTGTCCATGTTCATTTCGTCCAAGTACCCATGGTGCAGGCCTAGCTTGTCCTCGATGTTCCGAGCCGCTTTTTCTCCCATGTTGCGATACCCAGTTCGCCATTGGGTGATCTGGCTCGGGCTGATGCCGGCGGCGTCGGCGAGATGTTTGTCTCGCCCGTCGTACCGGGTGTCGATCACGTGCTGGAGGTTCTGCATGCGGATTAGCATCTGCGAACCTTACTCACCGCTATTTCGCGGGCGCTATTGTTCGCGGGTTGCGCATTTGCTAAAGTTCGCTGATGAACCTCGGCGAATACTTTCGGCTCGGTGGGCGCTCTCGTGCAGATCTTGCTGCGTGTGTGGGCGTCTCGCCGTCGTACTTGTACCAGATGGAGAAGGGCATGCGGCCTGTTTCTCCTGCGCGGGCGTTGGCTATCGAGCGCGCCACTGAGGGCGCTGTCGGCCGGCCGGACCTCCGCCCGAAGGATTGGCGCGACATCTGGCCGGAGCTTGCTGAGCAGGGGGCCGTTGCCGGCGTCTCTAACGCGCTGGAGGTGGCCCATGGCTGAGCGCGAGGCGCCGGGCGTTGCGGCGCGCAGGCGGTCCGCTCTCAGGTCCAAGCCACTTCCGGCGGCGGTGTACCGCATCCGGGCTCGCCGGCTGCGGCGCACATCGACCGCATCGGCTTTCATGGTTCGCACGGTTCTGGATGGCTTGGGTTTTGCCGGTGCATTGGTTGCCTCTGCTGCGGGAAGGGCGACTGCGTCGGTCGAGCGTGAAAGGGCTCGGGCCTGGATTGACTTCGCGACTGGCAGGCGCGCCGGGATGGATGCTGCGCTCAGCCGTGCGGATCTCGCAGCTGGTCCCGGAGGGCCGCCGGAATCAGCTCCATGACGGCGTTCTTGTATTCGGCTATCTGGCTGTCTCTGACTGGAGAAGCTGTGAGGCTGGCGTCTCGCTGGCGGAATTGCTTTTCGAGCATTGCAGCGAAGACCTTGTTGTCTGCGTTTGCCTCCGCAAGTGCCCGAACGATGGTGTTCACTGCCGATGTGTTGGCTGCGAGCCACGCGATGTGGCGGTGCAACTCGTTCAGCTCTTCTCGTAGTTCTTCGTTCATGCCTGCCCCCTTTGGTGATTGCGATGGTGGTGTGAGAGCTCCCATCGTAGGCCGGAGCGGGGCGGGTATCCGGTCCCTGCGCTGGTCTAGACGTGTGCCCGCTCATGCCTGAACCAGTGCCTGCAGGCGGGCCAGCGCCGCCACCACGGATTGCGGAGCGCTGCCGGTCGCCAGCATGCGGTCGCGCGCGATGGTTAGCCAACGGTCGAAGGCTTCGATGTCGAGGCTGCTGCTCGCTTCCAAAACAAAGACTAGGTGCTGTAGGAGCAGCTCGCACGCGGCCACGCGGTCGTGTAGCGAGGCCTGCGGCTTTTTCGTTTCTGCCGCCTGCGGGCGGTGCGTTGAGGGGTGATGCGTCATGAATGTGACTGTCGGTGATCCGATGGAGTTGGGCCATGTCTTGGCGCTGCATGAGGTGGACACACCGGGCGGCGCCGATCTGCTGGAGGCGATCTACCAGACGGTGCACACGTTTCTGCCGGGCACGAAGGTGCTGGCGGATGCGCTGGGCATGTCGGTGGATGTGCTGCGCCAGAAGGCGAACCGGAATAACGGGCAGCACGTGTTCCACCCGCAGCAGCTGGTGGCGCTGCAGCGTGCGGCGGGCAATGCCGCGATCCTGCATTCGATGGCGCGGGCCCTGGGCTACACGGTGACGCGGGGCGCGCCGGATCAGTCGGGTGGTGACCCGGTGGAGGCGTTCATGCGCTTTCAGTTGGCGGTGTCCGAGGTGGTGCGCGCCGCGGCCGATGCGATGCTGGAGCCCGGGCACGTCACCACGAATCAGGTGCGCCGGGTGGACTATCAGGTGCAGGACCTGCATGCGAGCGGCGATGCGCTGCTGGCGGCAGTGCGGGGCCGGCTGCGGCCGGTGCCTGGGGGTGGGCAATGAAGCTGGGGGGCAATATCAAGGGCCTGGAGAAGGTGCAGAAGCAACTGGCCACGCTCACCGGCCAGCAGGCGCGGGAGGTGTATGCGAAGGCGCTGAATGACACGGCTTTCCAGCACGTTCGGCCCGCCATGCAGCAGGAGATGCGGACGGCCTTCGACCGGCCGACGCCGTTCATCCTGCGTTCTCCGCGGGTGTTTCCTGCAACGCCGGACAAGCTCGAGGCGAGCATTGCGCCAACCTACTGGAGTCAGCTGGGCACGAAGGGCGGAAAGCAGGGGGTGGACCCGCAGCAGGTGCTGCAGGCGCAGGAGGCCGGCGGCCGGCGGGCTGATAAGCGCAGTGAGTCTGCGTTGCGCCGCGCCGGTTATCTGCTGCCTGGCTTTCAGTCCTCGATTCCGGCGAACCCGTACCCAGGCAGCACGGATGCCTACGGCAATCTGCGCGGCGCGTTCCTGCAGCAGCTGCTCAGCTATCTGCAGGCGTTCACCGAGGGGCAGGGTTACAAGGCCAACATGAAGGCGGGCAGGCGGGCCAAGCTGGAGGATCGCACGACGTTTAGCCAGCTCTCCAACCGCCGCCAGGTCAAGGCGATTCGGGGGCGTGCTTACTTCGTGAGCCATGGGCGCTTGCGGGGGCAGCATCTGCCCGCGGGGGTGTGGGCGAAGTCTGGCGTTCATGGCGTGGACGTGCGCCCGGTGCTGCTGTTCGTGCGCACGCCGATGTATCAGCCGCGCCTGTCGATGCGCCGGGTGAGCACGTCTTCCGATGCGTCGGCCTACCTGTCGCGCCGGCTTCGCTTCCGCATTCGCCAGGCGGCGGGGGTGTAGTCGATGCACAGCTATATGCACCACATGGGCGACTTCAACACGGAGACGCTGCACCTGTCACGGCTGGAGCGTGACATCTACCGTGACATGCGTGACATGTATTACGCCAACGAGTGCGCGCTCGATGGTTCCGACATGGGCAAGCTGGCAAAGCGCCTGCGCTGCCGCACCGACGAAGAGGTGGCGGCCATGCAGTTCGTGCTCGAAGAGTTCTTCGAGCAGCAGGATGCCGGGCAGTTCTTCCATTACAAGATCGAAGCCGACTTGGCGGCGATGAAGGCGCTGCAGGTGGATCGGGGCACGGTGAAGAAGAACGAGAACGAGCGGCAAAGGCGCAGCAGGACTAGGCGGTCTGCTATGTTTTCTGCACTGAGTGCCAAGGGGGTGTTCATGGAAGGGCTGACCACGATGGCGGCTCTGTACCAGGCCTGCCGGGACCACGGCATCCCGATTCCTTCGGGCGATCCTGTCACGCGTGACAGCGTGACAGGTCACGGCGATGGCACGGGTAACCAAACCCATAACCCAATACCAATAAATCCCCCCAACCCCCCATCCGGGGGGGCGAGTGCAGGGTGTGACACGTCACGGCAGAAGGCAGAGGGGGCGGCAGTCCAGTCCGGCAAGGGAACGGACCCGATGGCGGTGGCCACGGCGCTGTGTGCCTACTTCCCGCCGCATCGGCGGACCCGGCTGGCCCACGTCGCCGGCAAGGTGGGGGAGTTGATGGCGGCGGGGTCCGTCACCAGCGCTGAGCTGCTGGCTGCGGCGTCGAGCCAGGCCGATCGGCTCGGGCTGGAGGGCGGGCGGTCCTGCCCGTCGGTGATCCGGTGGCTGCGGGATTCCCGTTGGCTGGACACGGTGGCAACCGCGGCCGATGGCGACACGGTGCCGGCGAACTGGCGGGCCACGCGCTCCGGCGTCGAGGCGATGGGCAAGCGGGTGGGTCTGCCGCCGTACGACGACAGCGGCTTCAGGCTGTTCGCCGACTACGAGGCCGAGGTCGAGCGCCGCCTGGCCGCCCAGGGAGTGCCGGCATGAGGGGCGTGTCGATGGTGGGGCCGGGGTGCCTCGATGTTGCGGAAAAACGACGAATTTCGGCCGTTTTTTGGTCTGTTGCGCAAAAGCAACGCCCGAACGGGTCCCTCCTGGCTCTTTCCGGCAAGGGTAATTCGAGCCCCGTTGCCGCGCTAGGTGCTGGATTTTTCAAACGGTTGACGGGGGTGGTTGACGGGGTGGCCGAGCGCTTTTGCCTGTCCGAAACGGAGGGCCGCGCGTATGTCTGAGCGCCTGACTCAAGCCGAACTTGGGCGCCAGCTGGGCGTTACGCGCCAAGCCATCCACAAGCTGCTCGAGGCCGGAAAGATCACGGCCGATGGGGATGGGCTTATCGACCTCGAGGCCGCCCGCGTTGCCATTGCGAACAACGTGCACCCCGGCAGCAAGACTGCCCAGGCCGTGACGGCTGGCAGCGCTGACGACGATCTGCCCGTGACGATTCCCGAGGCGGCCGAGCAGTTCGCCGGCGGCGGAAAGGGCCGAGGGAAGGGCGAGGGTATGCCGGCGAACTTTCTGATTGCCCGAACGATGCGCGAGATGGAAGAGGCGCGCATCGCTCGCCTCAAGCGCGAGGAAATGGAGGGGCTACTCATCCGCGTGACGGCCGTGGAGGCGGTGTGGGCGGCTTCTCTCGCCCAGGCGCGAGAGAAGCTGCTGCAGATCGCCGCGCGGCTTTCGCCCATGCTGGCGGCGGAAACCGACCCCCTGAAGGTGGACAACATGCTGCAGGACGAACTCAACCAGGCCCTGCAACTGCTGGCAGGGTGCGACGTGAAGCCCAAGCCTGCCGAGGGTTCGGTATGAGCGGCACGCATTTCAGCGCAGACGAGATGGACGACGTCCTGATGTCGCCGGATGAGCTGGCCCGCGCAGCCGTCCTGCTGGCGCGCATGAAGTCGCGGTTCTTCGCCCCGCCGCCGCGGGTCAACACGGCCGAATGGGCCGACGAATTCCGGCATGTGGCGAAGGGGCCCGAGCGCGGCCGGTGGCGCAACAGCCGCACGCCGTACCTGATCGAGCCGATGGTGTGTGCCTCGGCGCACAGCGCCTATGAGCGCGTCGCGCTGATGTTCGCCACCCAGCTCGGTAAGTCGGAGGTGCTCTACAACGCGCTCCTGCAGCGAATCCATACCGACCCGCAGGACATGATGATGGTCCAGCCCACCCTGCAGGACGGCCAGGACCATAGCTCGAAGCGCTTCTTGCCGACTGTGCTCCAGACGCCCATCCTCGACGGCCTGGTCACCACCCGCAAGTCGCGCGACGAGTCCAGCAGCTGGCGCTCGCGCAACATTCAAGGCGGGTTCTCCGTGTTCTTCGCCGGGGCCAACAGCGCAAGCTCTCTCGCCTCCAAGCCGCTCGGCTTCGCCGTGGCCGATGAAGTTGATCTGTGGCCTGTCGATGTGGACAACCAGGGCCCGCCGCTGGGCCTGCTCGAAGAGCGGATGAGCAACTTCTCGCGCCGCAAGCTGCTGATCGCCAGCACCCCTGGCATCAAGGGCCAGAGCGTTATCGAAGCCGAGTTCATGGCCAGCGATCGGCGGCGCTACTTCGTCCCGTGCCCGCACTGCGGCCACATGCAGCTGCTGCTGTGGGGCGAGGAGCACGATTGGGGCATCAAGTGCCTCAAGACGCTCACGGGCGAGCCGCGACCAGAAACGGCCGTGTACATCTGCTGCAACCCTGAATGCGGCGGCGCCATCGAAGAGCACAGCAAGACGGGGATGCTCGCAGACGGGCTCTGGCGTGCCGAGGTGCCAGGCGCCGGGCGTGGCAAGCGCGCAGGCTTCACGCTGAACAAGCTGTATTCGCCGCTGGGGTGGAAGTCCTGGGCCGCGCTGGTGGAAGAGCGCGAGAACGCCCTCGCAAAGCAGCGCCTGGGCGAAACCGGCCCTATCCGCAAGTTCACCAACGCCAGCATGGCGCAAACCTTCAAGATCGAAGGCGTGGGCACCAGCGCCGAGGCCTTGAGCAAGCGCGCCGAGGACTACCCGCTCGGCATCGTCCCGCGGGGCGGCCTCATGCTCACCATGGGCGTGGACACGCAGCCCGACCGCCTGGAGGCCCGCATCTGGGCCTTCGGCCGCGGAGAAGAAAGCTGGCTCATCCAGCGGCACATCATCTACGGCGACCCCAATCTGGACGAGAACACGCCCGGCTCGCCGTGGACCAAACTCACCGAGATCCGCCGCACCTTCGTACCCTTGCAGGGCGGCGGGCAAATGCAGATCGAAGCGACCGGCATCGACACCGGCGGGCACAACACCCACGCGGTTTACAACTACTGCCGCGAGCACGACCGCGAGGAAGTGCTGGCCATCAAGGGCTCCAGCGAGCACGGCCAGCCCGTGCTCGGCAAGCCCAAGGCGATGGATGTGAACTGGCGGGGCCGTGCGCTCTCCCACGGCGTGAAGCTGTGGTTCATCGGCACCGACACCGCCAAGGATCTGCTGTTCGGCCGCATGAAGAACCAGAAGGCCGGGCCCGGCTACATCCACGTGCCGAAGGCGCTGGTGGAAACCGACGAATTCGAGCAGATGACGAACCCGCGGCTCATGCCGAAGGGCCGCAACGGCAAGACCGTCATGGTCTGGGACTGCCCTGCTGGCAAGCGCGAAGAGGCCAGCGACTGCTACGTGTACGCCTACGCCATGGCCTGTTACCTGGGCGTCGAAACCTTCCGCGAGCCAAGCTGGAAAAAGCGCGAGGAACGCTACTGGCCGCGCACCCTGGACATGTTCAGCCAGCCTGACGCGCCGCAGCCAGCAGAAGGCGCCGCGCAAGAGGACGAGGTGCCGGCAGAAGTGCCTCTCATCGCTCAGCCAGTGCCCGCTGCGCCGAAGTCGAACGCCTCCCTTTTCAGTCCCATTTCATTCTAAAAAAATAGCGTGCCATCGATCATGCAACCTATTGAACCTGACCGTATCGACCCCATCGCCATCCTTCGCGAGGAGCTGATCGCCGCCGGAATAGCACATGGTGCTGATCGTTGCGAGGAGCTGGCCGAGAACGTGGTGCAGCGGTACGTGCGGCGCCTCGGCGGCATGCCCGTGTACGTGCGCAGCCAGCGTGCCAGGGACTCGGCCAAGGTGGCCGATGAGATCTACCAGAAGTTCAACGGAGTGAACACGAAAGCGCTCGCGAGGGAGTACGGAAAATCTGCGCGCACGGTGCAACGCATCATCCTTGCCCGGCGTGCTGCGGCCAATTCGCAGCGGTGAATGACGCGGTTTTGCACTCATTTTTATAGCGCTATATCCATGATTCATGCGGTTTTTGGGGGTGCGACATAATTTAGCGACACGTGTCGCATGGAAATGTCGCAGCTGTCCTGAGAACCTCAGGGAATGGGCACATACAGCCACCTCACCGACGACGAACTCACCGCGCTGCGCGCCAAACTGGTCGCATCGCTGACCGACCGCCTCACGGCGCCCACGGCGGCCTCCAGTTCGGGCCGCTCGGTCCAGTACCAGCAGCGCACCCAGGATCTCCGCGACGAGATCGCGGCGGTAAACGCTGAAATTGACGCCCGCTCCGGCCATTCGGCGGGCGGCCCCATCTATCTGGTGGGCTGATACGGGCATGGCACGTCCCAAACGTCATCGTCGCGGCGCGCTGGCCGCTGCTGAGGCCTCCGCAGCCAGCGGCGCCAGCATGTCGGCCTACCGAGGCGCGGCCAGTGGCCGCGATGACGTGTCCGTGATGACCTGGAACACGGGCAACGGCAGCGCAGATGCCGACCTGCTGCCCGATCTGGACGTTCTCACCTCTCGATCGCGCGACCTGGGCCGCAACAACGGCCTCATGGCCGGCGCGATGCAGACCAAGCGCGACAACATCGTCGGCGCGGTGCTGCGGCTCTCGGCCAAGCCCGAATACAAGCTGCTGGGCTGGACGCTCCAGCAGGCCCGCGAGTGGGGCAACATCACCGAAGCCAAGTTCCGCAGCTGGGCGGACACCACCGAGTGCGACGCAGGCCGCACCAGCACGCTCCTGTCCCTTACCCAGCAGGCACTCACCGGCGCCATGCTCAACGGCGATGCGCTCGCGCTGCCCTTGTGGCTGCCTCGCAAGGGCTCGCGCTGGGGCACTCGCATCCTCACGGTCGAATCTGACCGGCTCAGCACGCCGCCCTGGCTGGCCTCCAATCCGATGGTGCGCGCCGGTATCGAATTCGATGAATTCGGCGCGCCCGTTGCGTACCACGTGCAAAAGCACCACCCCGGCGACCTGAGCGGGAACTTTGCCGTGCATACCGGGGGCTTTCAGCAGTGGGATCGCATCCCGGCGTTCACTGCCTGGGGGCGGCGCCGGGTCATCCATCTGCATGACAAGGACCGAACCGGCCAATCGCGTGGAAGGCCGCTGGTGTCGGCCGTCATGCGCGATTTCAAGATGGCCGGCGACTACGCCAGCAACGAACTGCAGTCCAGCGTAGCCAATTCGCTGGTGGCCGCCTTCATCGAGTCGAACCTCAGCAACGACGCATCGGCCGCGCTCTTCGGCAAAGAGCCGCGCGAGGCCTGGAACACCTCGCTCGGCGAAATGCGCGGCAGCGTGCGGCAGCTCAAGGGCTCGGCCATGATTCCGCTGCCCGTGGGTGCCAAGGTCAGCGGCTTCACGCCAGGCCGGCCGAATCCCGCGTTCGAGGCCTTCATGCTGGCCGTCCTGCGGCACATCGCCGCGGGCATGAACATGTCCTATGAGCTGCTGCTCAAGGACTTCTCCAAGACCAACTACAGCAGCGCGCGGGCCACCCTGCTCGAGGTGTGGCGCTACTTCAACGGCCGCCGGCGCTGGCTCACCGATGTGTTCCTGCGCCCGGTGTACGAGCTGTGGCTCGAGGAAGCCGTCAACGCGGGCGAGATCGACGCCCCCGGCTTCTACGACAACCAGTACGCCTATTGCCGCGCGCGCTTCATCTTCGGCGGCCGTGGATGGGTGGACCCCGTGAAAGAGGCGCAGTCCGCCGCTATGCGCATCGCCGCAGGCATCTCCACGCTCGAGATCGAGTGCGCAGAGCAGGGCCTGGACTACGAGGAAGTGCTCGACCAGCTGGCCATCGAGGCCGCCATGCGGCGCGAGCGGGGCCTGGGTCCTGTCAGCGCCGCCCTCCTGACCCCCTCTAAAGACAAGCCTGAGCAGGACGACGGCGAAGCCGCGCCGCAGGGCGAGAAAGAAAGCGCAACCGTATGAGCATGAAGTTCCCCCGCCTCGCCGCGCGCATCTTCAACACGCCGCTGCTGATCCATCCGCAAAAGCTCGATGCGCTCATCGCTGGACTGGGTGGCCGGCTGCTCGGCGCCGAGCCCGCGCAGATCCGCCTGGTGGGCGCCGATCAGGGCACCTTGCTGGCGCCTGAATTGTTCTCGACCCGCCGCGGAGAACGCGCCGAACGTGGCTATCGGGTGGTGGATGGTGTGGCCGTCCTCTCCGTCAGCGGCGCGCTGGTCCACCGCTCGCGCATGGAGGGCGACAGCACCTGGCTCGTTGGCTACAACGACCTGGCCAGCGACCTCGAAGACGCCATGAACAACCCCGAAGTGCACGCGGTCCTGCAGGTGTACGACAGCGAGGGCGGCGAGGCGCAGGGCGCATTCGAGTACGGGCAGCGCGTGTTCGATCTGCGCGGGAAAAAGCCGCTGTGGTCCATTGCGGACGGCATGGCGCTCAGCGCGGGCTATTTGGGCTCCAGCGCTGCGGAGGTGCAGGCCGTCACCGCCACGGGCTATTGCGGCTCGGTCGGCGTCGTGGCGCGGCACGTCGATTTTTCCCGCGCACTCGACAGCGAGGGCATCACCGTCACCCACATCTTCGCTGGCGCGCACAAGGTGGACGGCAACCCCTACGAGCCGCTGCCCGAGGCCGTGCGCAAGGACTGGCAGGCCGACATCGACGGCCTGTACGGCATGTTCGTGGACGCCGTCGCCAAGCACCGCGCCACCACCACCGCCGTGGTCCGCGCCACCCAGGCCGCCACTTATAGCGGCCAGGCCGCCGTGGGCGCGGGCCTGGCCGACCGCGTGGCCACCACCGACCAGCTGATCGCCGAGCTCGCAGCCATGCGGCCTCGCACCCATTCCGTGGGCGCAGCAGCCCACTCAACCGCCGTGAAAGGAGCAAACATGTCCGGCACCAACCCCGGCGGTACGCAAGCCGCCGCCCCTTCTGCGCCTGCCAACCCGCAGCCCGCAGCCCACAACCCCGCAGCGCATTCCGCGGCCGATCTCGACGCCGCGCGCGCCGAGGGCGCCCGCGCCGAGCGCGAGCGCGCCTCTTCCATCCTGGGCCACGAAAGCGCCCGGGGGCGCGAAGCGCTGGCGCAGCAGTGCGTGAGCACCGGCCTGAGCCTGGATCAGTCCATCGCGATCCTGTCCGCCTCGCCCGTGGCCGCTGCGGCATCGGGCGGTGCGAACCCGTTCGCGCAGCACATGGCCGCCCTCGGCAATCCGGCCGTCAACGGCGTGGAAAAGCCCGGGCACGAAGCCAACGACGCCGCGGCCATCGCGTCGTCGTGGGATGCCGCCTTCGGCGTGCCGGCCCCCCGCCGCGCCTGATCGCCGCCCGTTCGCAACCCTTCCGCAAAGGACCATGCAATGACCGTCTTCACCGAAGGCCGCCACGCGGCCGAACACATCGCCAGCGAGGCCAATGGCACCCGTTCGCGCGAAGTCATCACCATCCTCGCCGGGCAAAAGCTCGAGGCCGGCACCGTGCTGGCCCGCATCGGCACGGGCGCCAACGCAGGCAAGTACACGGCCCTCAATCCTGCCTCGGCCGCAGACCCTGCCGACGGCACCAAGGTGGCCGCTGCCGTGCTCTTCGCCCCGGTGGACGCCACCACCGGCGACCGCCCGGGCGTCGTCAATGTGCGCGACACCGAGGTCAAGAAGCGCGCGCTGGGCTGGCCCCAGGGCGCCAATGCCAACCAGAAGGCCGCCGCGCTGGCGGAGCTGGCCGCCCTGGGCATCGTGGCCCGCTGACCCTCCCTCAACACCCGCAACTTCAGGAGCGCTTCATGGCTTCCATGGACATCTTCAACGGCTCGGCCTTCCGTGCCACCACGCTCACCACGGCCATCAACCGCCGTCCCTTCGTGCCCAGCTTCCTGGGCTCGCTGAACATCTTCACCCCCAAGCCGGTGCGCACCGTCACCGTGGCGTTGGAGCAAAAGAACGGCAAGCTCTCCCTCATCCAGACCAGCGAACGCGGTGCGCCGCTGGAGCAGGCTGATTCCGAGAAGCGCGACATTCGCGACTTCCGCACCGTGCGCGTGGCCAAGGGCGACACCCTGCACGCCTACGAGATCGAAAGCATCCGCGACTTCGGCACCGAATCCGAGCTGATGCAGGTGCAAAAGGAAGTCGCCGCCCGCCTGGCCCGCCTGGACGACGACCTGCAGCTGACGCACGAAAACATGATGCTCGGCGCCATCCAGGGCATCGTGCTGGACGCCGATGGCTCCGTCATCCGCAACTGGTACAACGAATTCGGCATCGCCCAGCCCGCAGAGATCGACTTCGAGCTGGACGATGCAGCCACCGACGTGCGCGGCAAGTGCCAGCAGGTCGTGCGCTCCATGCAGCGCGCCGCCAAGGGCTCCTGGCTCCCGGGCACGCAGGCGCAAGCCCTGGCCGGCGATGACTTCTACGACAAGCTGATCTCGCACCCCCATGTGCGCGACACCTACCTCAACCAGCAGGCCGCCGCCGAGCTGCGCGAGGGCCGTGCCTTCGAGTCGTTCCGCTTCGGTGGCATCACGTTCAACAACTACCGCGGCACCGACGACAACACCACCGTCGCCATCGCGCCGGACAAGGCCAAGTTCTACCCCGTGGGCGGGAAGGACGTCTTCGAGGTGGCGCAGAGCCCCGGCGAAACCTTCGACTTCGTCAACACGCCGGGCCAGCGCACCTACGCCATGCTGGTGCCCGACCGCGACCGCAATGCCTGGGTGAAGCCCGAGGTGTACAGCTACCCGCTCTACATCTGCACCACCCCCGGCATGCTGCAGCGCGCCAAGGCGTACTGATCGGCTGCGCGATGACGATCCTCGCCCCCTTCGCCGCCGTCGAAAGCATGGTGCTGCGCGACTCGCTGGCCCTGCTGGCCAATGCCGTGGTCTCCATCGCCGGTGCGCCGGAGGTGGGCGGCGAATTCGATGAGCCCGGCACGGTGGGCAGCGTCGGCGCGCTGGGCATGGCCGCCACCCGCCCCAGCGTGGTGGTCGCGGCCTCGGCCGTGCCTGCCAAGCCGGTGGGTCAGTCGATCCGCGTCAATGGCGTGGCTTACGTGATCGCCGAGGACGAGCCCGTCGGTGGTGGCGCCACCCGGCTGCTGCTGGAACTGGACCTGGGGGGTGCGCGATGACGGTTTCGGCATTCCTGGCCGTCGCGCGTGCCATCCAGGCGCTCATGCAGGAGGGCGCCACGCCCGTCTGCAGCGACACCTTCACCAACCGCGCCCGGGTGATCCCCAAACAGATGGACACGGCCATTGCCGTCATGCCCGATCGCGCAGCGCGCATGGGCGCCGATGGCGAGCCCGTGCCGGGCGTGTGGGACACCACCGTGCGCATGGAGTGCTACGCCCGCGCGGTGCAAGGCGTGGCGGTGGAAGACGCGGTGGACGCGCTGATGAACGCCGCCGTGCAGCGCCTGATGGCCGACCCCACGCTGGACGGCCTGGTGGGTGACTGCCAGGTCATTTCCCTGGCCTGGGACTTCGATGTGGACGGTGAGCAGACCGCATGCGTGACGGTGGCTCTGGGCATCGAGCACGCCACTGATGCCGGTTCCCTCAATTAACTGGAGATTTCAAAATGAGCAAGCCAATTTTCTGGAAGAACGTCAGCGTGCGCGTGCAGACCGCGCTGAGCGCTGCGGTGGCCATCGCATCGGTCACGCATGCAGCTGAAGGTGTGCTGACCTTTGCCGACAACGCCCCTGCCGGCCTGCAGGATGGCAGCTATGTGCTGCTCAACACGGTGGGCATGGACGAACTGAACGACCGTGTGATCCGGGTGAAGGGCCTGGATGCCGCGGCCAAGACCTTTACGCTCGAGCGCGAGAACACCACCGACTACGAGGAGCTGCTTTCCGGCTCCATCCAGGTGGTCACCTTCGGCGCGGCCTTCGCCTCGGTGCAGACCATTGCGGCGTCGGGCGGCGAGGTGGATTGGGGCGATGTCGGCACCATCCACGGCGGCCGCAAGAAGCGCGCGCCCGGCATGATCTCGAGCATGTCGCTGGCCATGACCAATCTCTTCAAGCCCGACGACCCGGGCTTCATCGAGTGCCAGAAGGCCACACGCTCGAGCCAGACCCGGGCGATTTTGCTGGGCTTCGGCAAGCAGGCCAAGATGGCCTTCAACGCCTATCCCGCGGCGCCCGGCATCCCGGGCGGCGACACCGTGGTGCAGACCACCGTCACGCTCGAGGCGCAGAGCGACCCGAGCCTCTACGCCTCGGCCTGACCGGCCGCCACCGTCAGCGCGCGGCACGCGGGGCGTTGGGCTCCGTGGTCCCTGTGGCATGTCCGGCCAGGCATGCCGCGCGCTCTTCCTTTGCCTGCCGGGCAGTTCAAGAGCCTTTTTCATGTCCATCAAATTCGTGATTTCCAAGCTGGTCACCTTCCGCGTGTCGGGCCAGATCAATGACGCCGAAGGCGTGCCCCAGCCCTTCGATTTCGCGCTGACCTGCGAGCGCTTGGCCCAGCCCGAGCTCGATGCGCTGCAAGCCGCGCGCAGCGACATGCCGCTGGCCGACTTCTTCGCGGGTCCGCGCCTCGACGCCCAGGGCCAGCCGGTGCTGGACGGTGTGGGTCAACCCGTGCCCTTCACCCACGGCTGGAAAGACGTGCAGGACGATGCGGGCGAGCCGCTGCCCTTCACGCAGGGCCGGCTGCGCGAGCTGCTCGCCATTCCGGGCATGGCGCTGTGCGCATTCTTTGCCTACCGCAACGAGTGCGGGGCGAAGCAAAAAAACTGAGGCAGGCCGTACGCAAGTTCATTGAGCTCAGCCATGCCGAAGCCCAAACCCAGCCATCGTCTGCCGAGCCCGCGTCGCCGCTTGCAGGCCTGCTCCTGCGCGTGCGCGATCTGTGCGAAGAAGCGGGCCCGGCCGACAGTGAAGTCCACCTCTGGCCAGACAACGTGGACGCGTGGGAGCACTGGCTGCAGGTGCAAACGCAGTGGCGCGTGGGCTTCGATGGGCGCCACGGGCTCGACTACGCCGGCGTGCGCGCCTATCTCGATGAACTGGGCCCGCCTGCAGGCCCTGAGCGTGCGAGCCTGTTCCAGAGCATTCGGGCCTGTGAGTGTGAGGCGCTTGAAGCGTGGGCCTGCATTCGGGACAAAGAACAGCGGCGGTGTGAGGGCTGAGGCATGACCCCTATCGGCATCGTTCTCACCCTCGATGGCGACCGTCAGGTGGAAGCCGGCGTTCGGCGCGTGACGGGCTCCATCGATCTGCTGGGCGGCTCGGTGGGCTCGCTGCGCAGCGCCCTGGGCGGCCTGACCGGGGCCTTCGCGGGCGTGGTCAGCGTCCGCGAGTTCCTCAAGGCAGCCGATGCCGTGACGATGCTGGAGAACCGGCTCAAGCTGGTTTCCGCATCTGTCGGGCAGGCAGCCTTCGCCTATGAAGCGCTCTATCAGATCGCGCAGCGGTCGCGCGTCAGCTTCACCGAGCTGGGTGGCACCTATGCCTCTGTGGCGGCGGCCACCGCCAATCTCGGTATCAGCCAGACCCGGCTGCTGACGGTGACCGAGGCCATTGCCAACGCAGTGACGATCAGCGGGTCTTCGGCGCAGGCGTCTCAGGCTGCGTTGATCCAGCTGGGGCAGGGGCTCGCATCGGGCACGCTGCGGGGCGAAGAGCTGAATAGCGTGATGGAGCAAACGCCCCGCCTCGCGCAGGCGCTGGCAGATGGTCTGGGCGTCAGCCGAGGCGAGTTGCGCAAGATGGGCGAGCAGGGCGCCATCACGGCCGAGAAGGTCATCAAGGCCCTTGAGTCGCAAGCAGCAGTTCTCAATGGCGAGGTGAAAGACGCCACGTTGACCGTTGGCCAGGCGATGACGCAACTCGGCAATGCTGCCGTTCGCACGGTGGGGGATCTGGATAAGGCTTCTGGGATTTCTGCAGCCTTTGCCTCTTCGCTCAGTGGTCTGGCCGCCGGTATCAACACGGTTGGCGAGGCTGCGCGCACTCACGAGGTTGCGGTCAAGGCCTTGGTGGGTGCGTTGGGCGGCGGGGCGGCAGTGGCTGGCGCTGTGGGCCTGGGCCTCGGCGTGGCGCGTATCGGCGCGGCGGTGGGTGCGCTGGGTGCGGTCCTCGCAGCGAATCCGTTGGTGCTGGCATTGCTGGGGCTCGGTGTGGCTGGTGGTGCTGCCGTCGGGGTGGCATCGGCTTACAACAAGTCGGCGGCGGGCATCCAGCAGGCCATCGACACCCTGCGGGCGCAGAACGAGCGTTCTGAGAGTGCGCTCGCCAGCGCGCTGGCTGGCGGCCGTGATGCTGGCGCCGAGAACATCCGCAAGGTGATGGAGGGGAGGCGGGCCAGCATCCTCAAGCTTGAGGCCGAGCTATCGGCGATGAATGCCGGCCCGCAGGGCACGGGGGGCGGTCGCGGCAGTTCCAACCCCACGACCGTGGGCTCGGCGATGCAGCAGGAGGCAGAGGCAGCGCGCGAGTTGATCGGCATCCGCCAGAAGCTCTATGGCGTGGACAAGGACTATCTGCCCACGCTCACCAAACTGCACGCGCAGTTTCAGGCGGGCAAGCTGTCGCTCGAGGACTATCGCGACTTGGTGGGGCGGCTCGCCAAGGCCAACTTCAAGGAAGACAAGGACGCCAAGGCTGGCGAGGCCGCCGCGCACCGCCTGGGCAAGGCCAACATGCGCTCCGATGTGTCGGAGCTGCAGCAGGACTACCGCAACACGGCCGAGGTCCTGCGCGACGGCGAGCGTCTTCTGGAGGCGGAGCGCCAGGCTCACACGATTGCCGATGCCGACTACTACATGCGCAAGCGCGCCTATATCAAGGCGTTGGCAGAGGCCGAGGCCGAGTCGCTCGAAGCACAAAACCGCGTCCTGAAGGGCCAGAAACTCAAGCCCGAAGAGCGGGTGGACGCTGATCGCAAGATCGCTGAGAACGCTGAGAAGGCAACGCGGATTCGCGCCAAGGCGGCCACGGATCTGGCGCTCTCCAACATGGAAGAGGCTGCATCCGTTCGGGCCCTGGCCAATGCCTACCAAGACGCGCGCGACGCGGCGGCGCAGCAGCTGCGCGCCTCGCGGGACCGCTACGACCGGGAACTGCAGGGCATGGGCCTCGGCAGCAACTGGCGCGACAGGAACGCGGCGCGCAATCAGATCGATGACAAGTACCAGGCCGAGCGTGACCGGCTGGCCGGCGACCTGCGCCGCAACCAGATCACGCGGGCGCAGTACGAAGAATTCCTTTCCATCGTCAACACCTCCAACGCGCAGGCGCTGGATTCCGATCGCAACTACTGGAGTCGCCGCGCAGAGCTGCAGGGCAGCTGGCAAGTGGGCGCCAGCGAGGCGCTGAACAGCTACCTCGACAACGCGCGCAACGTGGCCGGGCAGAGCGAAGCCATGTGGACCAAGGCCTTCAGCGGCATGGAGGATGCCGCCGTCAGCTTCGCCATGACCGGGAAGGCCAGCGTGTCCGACCTGGCCCGCTCTTTCATCGCCGACTTCATGCGCATGCAGATCCGTGCGCAGGCGTTGAGTCTCACCGCCGGCGGCGGTGGGGGTGGCTTTCTGGGGTCCACGGTGGGCGCGGCCATGGCGTGGCTGACTGGGCGCACCCCGGTGGGCGCTGCGGGAAATGCGGGCATGGGCGATTACAGCGCGGGCGGCCTGCGCGCAGCCTTCGGATTCGCCGCTGGTGGCTACACGGGCCCCGGCGGCAAGTATGAGCCGGCGGGCATCGTTCACAAGGACGAGTTCGTCATCAACTCGGAGAACACCCGGCGCCTGGGCGTTGGCTTTCTCAATCGCCTGAACTCGGGCTACTCGGCCGGCGGCCTGGTGGGTGGCGCGGGCGGCGGCTCGGGGATGCTGGCGGGGCTCAAGATCGAGCTCATCAACGAATCCGGCCAGCCGCTGCAAGCCAGGGGCGCCGAAATGGCCCGCGGCAACGATGGCGATGTCTTGCGCATCTTCCTGGCCAAGGCGGTCGAGGCGTCGGTGGCTGAGATGTCGTCTCAGGCTGCGGGGGCCAGCGGCCCGTTTCACCAGGCGCTCTTGCAGCGCAAGCAGATGGGGATGGCGTGATGGCGCAGCTTCCTTCCTACGTTCAGTTGCTCTATGCCGGCGCGGGCGAGAGCTTCGACCCTGCCGTCATCAAGTCCGAGATGGAGCGCGGCATGGCGAAGATGCGCCGCGCCAGCGCCAGGGTGGTGATGGAGCTGCCCTGCACGCTGTATTTCCCCACGCGCCGCGCGTCGCTCGACTTCGATGACTGGTATTTCAACGTCATCAAGCGCATCGGCATGTTCGACTTCCTGGACCCCCGCGCGCGCCAAGTCCGTACCGGCCGCTTCAAGGACGGCGCGCTCGGTGAGCTCAAGCCTCTCGCGGGGCGCTACGCGCGCTCCTCGCGCAGCGCCACGCTGGAGTACCTGCGATGACAGCCCTGCGCACGAATAGCCAGCGCGTCACCAACCCCGGTGGCTCGATGGAACTGCTGGAGATCGCCAATCCCGGGTTTTCGGAGCCCATGCGGATCTGCAACGACGTGGAGGATGTGGTCAGCCAGAACGTGCCATACATCGGTATCCCGTTCAGATTCACGCTGCCTGAGGATGTCAGCGGCGCCAATCCGCAGCTGCGCCTGCAGCTGGACAACGTGGGCCGGGGCATCACCGACGAGCTGGAGCGCCGCCAGCCCGGCAGCGTGACCATGGCCAAGCTGATCGTGGTGGACCGGACCGAGCCCGATGTGCACGCGCACGTGTACTACCTGCCGCTGACCAACGTCAGCGTGACGCCCACCGTCGCCACGGCCACGGCGAGCGCCGATTACTGGATGCGGCAGAGCGCCTGCAGGCAGATCGCCGACCCGCACCACCTGCCGGGGATTTTCTGATGTCGCGCACTTTCTCCGATGTCGGCCGGTTCGTCGGCCTGCCCTACGACGTGCGGCACAACGACTGCGCCGACCTGGTGCTGCTGGTGCAACGCGAGCTGTTCGGCGCCGTTCGCGCACTGCCGGCCAAGCGCCCGCGCCCACTGCAGCCCGAAGCGCAGGCCCTGGCCCTGGCCGCCGCCGCCGGCCAGCTGGCCCAGCGCACCGAGCTGCCGCAAGACGGCGATCTGGTGCTGATGTACGACGGCGCGCAGGCCCTGCCGGGGCATGCGGGAACGTGGTTCTTTCTCGACTTTGAGCCATGGGTGCTGCACTGCTCCAACGCCTTGGGCGAGAGCCGTTTGCACCGCATGCGCGACCTGCCAGGCCTGGGCCTGCGGGTGGAAGGGGTGTATCGATGGATCTGAACGTGCAAGAGCTGGGCGCCGTGGCGCTGGTGGGGGGTGTAGCCGCTGAGGTGCTGCCGCAGGCCGGGCGGCTGGTGGTCACCCCCCACCCGGTGACGGTGGACGGCCAGACCAACGTGCCCGTGGACCTGCAGCCCGGCGAGAGCCTGGCCGCCTTCCTGGCTCGCCACGTGCCCGGCATTGAGTCGGGCGCCTGGGTGGTCAGCATTGGCGGCTGCAGCGTGCCGCAGGCCCTGTGGGCGCGCACGTATCCGAAGCACGGGCAGCTGATCGCCGCTCGCTGCGTGGTGCGCCGCCAGGTGCTCTCGTTGGTCGCCATTGCGGCGCTGACGTACTTTTCCGGCGGCATCGCGGCCAGCCTCTACGGCGCAGCGGGCGGCACGTTCGTGGCGGCATCTGCCGGCCTGGCGCTCTCTGCAATCCAGGCGGGCGTGGTGCTGGTGGGCTCGATGCTCATCAACAAGGTGCTGGCGCCCAAGGTGCCGGACGCCGCCACGGCCGCCGCACAAAAGCAGGTCTATAGCCTGACGAGCCAGCGCAACACCGCCCGCCCGTATGAGCCCATGCCGGTGCTGCTGGGCGTGATGCGCGTCACGCCCGACCTGGCCGCGCAGCCCTATGCGTGGTACGAGGGCGATGACCAGTACCTGGGCGTGCGGCTGCTGGGCGGGGTCAACGTGCATGCCGTGAGCGACATCGCCATCGGCGATACGCCCATCGGCAACTTCGCCGACGCGGCGGTGTACCTCAACGGCTTTCCCGGCATGGCGAGCGTGCCTGTGCCGCTGCACGGCAATGTGGACGCTGTGGCTGGCGCAGCGCTGCCGTGGGATGGGGGCTCGCAATGGGTCACGCGCACCAGCTCGGCGGGCGTCATCGCCCTGCAGGTGGACATCGAGGGGCGGCTGTACGACAGCGACCCGGGCAGCGGCACGGGCCTGGGCCCCAATGCCACCACCATCACGCTGGAGTACCGCGCCGTGGGTGCCGCCGGCTGGACGGCTTGGCGCGCGGAGGCCATCAGCAACAACACCACCGACACGCTGCGCTACACGTGGCAGCTCGACGTGCCGCTGGGCCGCTACGAAGTCCGCGCGCGCGTGGACCGCCCGACCTGGGCCGATCCCGGCGACGTGTGCGAATTCGCCTGGGCGCAGCTCAAGAGCATCCAGCCCGATACGACCGATTACAGCCAGTGGGGATGCATCGGCATCCGCATCCGCGCATCCGGCCAGCTCTCCGGCGGCCTGGACACCGTGCGCGCCACGTACACCCCGCGCCCGCTGCCCGTGTGGACGCCCGGCGGCTGGATCAACGCCACGACGATGGAGCAGGGCGCCTGCAACCCCGGCGCCCTGGTGTTGCAGGTGCTGCGCGGCATCCGTGCGCCCAATGGCACGCTGCAATTCGGCCTGGGCCTGGCTGATGACCAGATCGACATCGATGGTCTCAAGGCCTTCATGCTGCACTGCACGGCGCGCGGCTACACGTACAGCAAATGGATCACCAGCGCCATGAGCATCGGCGCGGTGCTGGAAGAGATCGCCCTGGCCGGCATGGGCCAGTACATGTGGATCGACGGCTCGCGCCCGACGGTGCAGTGGGTCGCCAGCGGCCAGCCGACTGGCGGCGTGGTCAACATGGCCAACATCCGCAAGGGCTCTTTTTCGGTGGCCTACAACCTCGCGCAAGCGGCGGACGGGATCGAATACAGCTACCTGGACCGGAGCACCTGGGAGACCACCACGCTGCGCGTCTCGGCGCCCGGCGTGGTGTCGCCGCTCAACCCGGCGCGCATCACCGGCGAGGGCATCACGATGGCCGCGCACGCGGCCGTGATGGCGCGCTACCACCTGGCGCAGAGCCTCTACCAGTACAAGACCATTGCCTTCGGCGCGGACATCGAGCACCTCGACTACCGCCGCCTGTCGGTGTTGTCGATCTCGCACGATATGACGCAGTGGGGCTTCGGCGGCCGGGTGATCGATGCCGACATAGTTGTCGGCAAGGTCGTGCTCACGCTCGATGAGCCCGTGCCCGCACTGGCTACGCCCTTCATCGGCCTGCGTATCCCGGGCGAGCGCGATTACCGCGTGTTCCGTGTAGCCGCGTTCGACGGCGTGGACGGCTTGGCGGACACGCTCACGCTGGTGGAGCCCTGGCCGAACGGCGTGGCGCTGCCCGGTGCGGCCGAAGACAACCCCGCGCATGACACCCTCTGGTGCTACGACTTCAAGCCGACGCCCGGCTTGCGCGTGCGCGTCGTGTCGATGCGGCCGCAGCAGGATCTGGAGGGCGCCGATGTCGCGGTGGTGCAGGAATCCGAAGAGTTCTGGGACTACGTTTACAACGGCAATTACGTGCCCGCGCCCGGCAATTCGTCGTTGCCGCAGCTCGCGCGCCCCAAGGTCCGCCGCCTGCAGGTGACCGAGCAGACCAACCTGCAGGGTGATACCGAATGGTACGAACTGCGCCTTTCGTGGGACGTGGAAGGCGCTGCCGACCACTGCCAGGTGTGGGCGGCCCTCGACGGCCAGCAGCTGCGCCTGGTCGATGCGCAGGCCACGGGCAACCGCAGCGTCATCCGCATCGACGCCGCCGGCGAGTGGCTCATCGAAGTGCGCCCGTTCGACGCATCCGGCCGCCTGGGCGAGCTGGCCTACACCACCTACGGCACGGCCGCTGTTGACCTGCCCCCGCGCAACGTGGACACGTTCGCCGTCACCCAGGTGGCGGGCGAGCTGCGCCGGTTTGTCTGGGCCTACGCCAACGGCCAGCGGCCCGGCAACCTGGCGGGCGTGCAGATCCGGTACACGGCCGGGGAGCGGGCCTTGTCGGTCGCCGATTGGGATGCTCTCACGCCCATCCTGGGCGCGGGCGACATCTACAGCGGCGAGCTGGAAACCACGCGGCCGGATGCTGGCCGGTGGACGTTCGCGGTGCGTGCGATCAACACCGCCGGCCGCCTGGCCAACGGTGTGCGCACGTACACGATCACGCTGCAGGCGCCGCTGGCCAGCATCACGGACGGCCTCGATGACTTGACCAAAGGCCTGGACGACACGCTGGGCCTCATCACCGGCGGCCAGCCCGTGGCGCAGATGCCCAAGCTGCCTGCGCCGCTGGTGCCGCTGGTGCTGGGGCAGGGTGCGCAGATCACGACGCACACAACGCTGCTGGCGGCGCAGGGGGCCAACATCAACGACGCAGCCGAGCAGCTGCTGCAGAGCGTGCTGGCGTTTGGCGACCTGCAGCAGCGCATGAGCGATGCCGGCATCGTCGTGGACCCGGCCACGGGCACCGTGCGCATCTACGGGGTCGAGGCCAACGCGGAAAAGGTCAGCGCGCTGCAGATCCTGATCGATGGCATCAAGGGCCAGCTGCAGCTCAAGGCCACCACGCAATACGTGGACGCCAAGATCGCGCAGGCGGTGCTCGGAGTGGCGGATCTGGCCCTCTTCGAGGGGATGGATGCCCGCATCCACGTGGTCGAGGTGGATCTCGACAGCGTCAAAGGCGAAATCAAGCTGCTGGCCAGCAGCGCCAGCGTGCAGGGCCTGGCCGGGCGCGTGGGCACGGCCGAGCAGCGGCTGGATGCGCAAGCCGGCCAGATCCTGGCGCGCGTGACCACGGCGCAATTCGAGGCTGCGCAGGGCGCTGTCAATGGGCGCCTGGCCACGGCCGAGCAGCAGCTGGAAGCGCTGGGCGATGCGGCCTCGATCCGCCAGTCCATCGTGGTGGCCTCGCAGAACAGCAAGGCCATCGCGGGCGTGGGCGAAATCCTGCTGCGGAACCTTCTCGCCGACTGGAAGGCTGACAACCGCCAGCGGGCGGAGGCTGCGAGCGCGACCAGCGACCTGCGCGTGCGCATGGACGAGGGCCTGCTGGCCGAAGCCACCAGCCGGCAGCAGCTGGCGGCCGCGCTGCGCGATGCGGATGCGGTGCTGTCGGCCGATGTGAAAAAGGAGGCAACGGCACGAGCGACGAAAGACGAGGCG